TCTATCATTCTTAAATAAAACGCCTTTGTTTTCGTAATCACTCATCTGAGCCTCCAAAATGTGCTATGCGAAATTCGGAAGACTTAATCACCTCCCTCTCTCGCGTGGTAAAAACTCCACCCTTTGACGGAGCTATCCATAGGGATGCTTTAATATCATCCTCTAAAGTAAACCACTCCTCAGCAGCCTCAGAGAGGTTATCTAAGGCGATACCCTCTTTAATTGCTACGATACTGGAGTGATTAGAAAGAACCGCAGATACAAGCCCTCTGAGCTTCTCTGTGGCCTCTTCTACCTTCTGGTTGATAATAGCGTCAGATACTTCATTGGCTGATGCGTACTCAGTACCCGCCTTACCAATGTTAGCTAACGCCCTACCAATTGCTGATGTTTCACAGTTCTCAACGTGAGAAGTCTTGTTGATATTAGTTGAACCCTGAACCTCATGTGCGAGTCCAGTACCAACTATTTTCCCAGTTGAGTCCTTGATAGTCGCTTTGATGATGCAGTTCTCAATATCACTAGATATTATGTCGGTCTCAATTGACCAACCTTCAAACCTCTCATCATTCCTGAAGTCGTTAATTCTTTCTACGACTGTCGTGTATTCCTTACCATGAATTTTGACTGGCATTAGTGAACCTCCTTAACCTCAATCACTGAGTCCCAAGTTTCGCTCATCAACTTGAGCATCATCTCTTTATCTTCACCCATATATTTGAGCATAGAGACAAGGTGCTTACTTAACACAGCACCCACTAACCTCATATCTAGCTCGCCCTTGCTCTCCAGGTAATCCAACATATCATTCTCAAGTGCATCAAATGCCTCGCAGAAATCATCATAGAGCCTTTCTTTATGCGCCTCAGTCTCGTGACAACTCATTTTTCTACCCTCCACAAACCAAATTCGTTTTCGTTTATTGCTCTATACTTTTCACGAAAAGGCTTGTATTTAATGCAATGCTTTCTTATTGATGAGTAAATACTCCTGCCTTTTTTAGTCTTTGGAAGGACTAAGCATTGGTCTTTTTCTAAATTACAGAAAGCATCAATGTACTCTTTGTTTTTTGACTTTGCGCCACGAGGGTCTTTTGGTAGCTTCATATCAACTATTTTCATTACAACTCCCCCATCATCCGTTCTTCAATCTGAGCATCTATAGCAGCACTGCGGGCATACTCATCAGCGTACTCATCCTGCCACTTCCGAAGAGTTTCCTCGCATCCCAAGTCATCCATCTGGTAATCAAAGTAGGACTTAAATCCCCTTTTCAGGACACCCAGTAGTCTGATGTTGGCCTGCCAGTCACCATACATAGCCTTTGCTATGTCAATTTGCAGCTTCCCAATATCATCAACATGATGCGTTAAGACTTCATCTAGGAGGTTCTCATCCTCCCTAGACATAATCTCAATCTCATCTTGAGGGTCATAGTTTTTTAGCTTTGGGTATCCAATCGGACACAGTTCATACTGGTTGATGTTTTCTTTTATGTATCTTTCTAATTCGCTCATTTCATAACTCCCGTTGGTAGTACATATTTTATATTGCTGAAGATTGTGCCTTCTTTATTTTGCTCATTCTCAATGCAAATTACTGCTTCGCTTCCTATTAGTTCGTTCAGTTGGACAGCTTCTAAAGGCTTTTCTCCAAACATATCTGAACTGTCTTTCACTAAAGACTTGGTTATCTGATGCCTAAAAGATTTTTCAGACATGGACGTACTGGTAGTTCTTAGGAAAGTCTTGCCTCTTGCTGGCCCCTCCATCAGTCTGAATGTGAACTGGATGCGCTTACCATCAGGTCTGGTAACTTCATGCGCGTCAATCAACATTCCTCTGTACATCCCGTCAGGGCATTGGTGTCGTGGTGTTTTCATGGTTCCTCCTTTGTTGCAGTGGTCATTCTACACCCGTTTTGTGGTGTCTGACAACTATATTTTCTTTTTATAATGCAGTCCATTGTGCTGAAGGTATCTGTATCCCTTCATCCTGACTTCCTGGACGCTGTTCTTTTGATAGACCCTGACTACTTCCTCCCCATCCCAGAAGGAATCATGCTCATGCTGAAGCAGGGATATGATTTGCGAGAATTTTCTATTTAGTTTCGGGTCGTTGATTAGCTGCTTGAACTTCATTTGCTTACATGAAGCCCCAACAATTAACCTCCAAGGGTCTTTCTGGGTTCCATGAACATCAACTGTTTTGAGACTATGAACGTCAATGCTTCCAACTGACATTCCCAAATGATTTGTTCTAGCTCCCGCCTTGTATGCCATGACTACATACCTAATAGTTTTTTGATTTCTTGTATGTGCTTTTGCGCTGTTTCTTTATCCGATGGTTTGGATGGTAGGGACTCAAACTCTTTATATGCCCCCCAGTCGCCTCTCTGAGCCGCTACAGCCTCTCTAACGTGGGCAAGGGTACAGTACCCCTTATGATTATTTGTGAGCCATACAACGCCTCTCAGAAGCCTGTCAGGATGGTAGTCAATCAGTTGAGTCATCCAATAGGTTGAGGTGGTAGACGTTACTGGCTCGCTCACCAGACGGCTCGCCTCCAGCATGGCCCAGACTTTCGCCCAAGTCTGCTTCTGCTCCGCTGAAAAACTCAGCGTATTGTCTTCTTCTTTCTTCGTCTTTGGTGCGGCCTGTATCAAGTCGCTCGCTGATTTCACAATCAAACTCCTCCCCTTTTAGGTATCTGCAAACGTGCTTCAACGGAGCAGACCATCCACCCCGCTCTATTACTTCTTTCTTTGCGTTCACTGCTTCATTGTATCTACTTGCTATAAAATCCGCATCCTCTTGATTACATTCAAGTTTCTGGAACTCCCTGTAGGCTTCCACCTTTGAGCCTTTGGGAAAGTAGTTCTCCAACGACTTCCAGAATGTCTCAAAAGTCTGCGAGTATGCTTTTCGTTTCATTTGTTCTCCTATTTATTCCAGACATACCTTCCCCTTTTTCCCCCATGAAGCTAATCCAAAGCCCATGCCTGCTTAACAGAGTGTTTAATAACTACTTACCAAACACTGGTACTCAATATTCCCCCGCCCTTACGGGCCACTCAATCCGTTGAGTGAATCGCTCACCCCAAAGGGTGCTTCATGGGCCAAGTTGTGAAGGGTCACACAGAGCTTGGATTTTTTGTTTAACGTCCTGAGACTGACGATTGAGTAGGTCAACGCCAATAAACACCGCATGAGTCTTGCTGAGAAGGGACGAGATTTGGTAGGATAAACGCGAGTCGGTCGCGCTGATTTCCGCAAGTCTCGTCGGCTGCTCAGGGATTGCTAGTCCCGCCGACTCATTAGACCTAAATTTAACATGGTCTTTACTGTAGGCACAACTGTAAACGAACAACACTCCCTTGTTGTTTTTGGCCCCCAGGTAAAACTAGGGGCCTTTTTTTTACCTCATTGACTCAATCACAGCCTGACGAACGAACTCCGAATTAGCATTTATCTCGTCTAATTCCTCATCCGTAGCAGGTACACCGTCAATTTCAGCCTCCGATATGAGGGCATCAACGTAGTCTGGCGCGTCCCAGTGCCTAATATCTTCAATCCTGACAACCTCCACCATCTTAAAATCAATCATTCAAATATTCCCCTTCCGCAGTGCCTACAGACAGTCCTAATATACCCCTGCTCCCCGCACTGCCCACAGGTTCCAATAAGGTTATCAACCCCTTCATTGGCCAAATGTAAAGCCCTGCTCGCCGCCTGCTCAACGGGGACTGATTCATAGTGCAAATCATACCCTTCATCATCAAACACGCTTATAGAGCAATTTGGGCCTTCTAAGTCAGCACTGGCATCATCGGTAATTAAGACCTCAATTCCATCTATGCCCAAAGCCCAAGCGGTGCAATTACCACCTGTCCCGACAACCTGAAAGCCTTTTTCAATCAGGTCTTTTCTAATTTCCTCGTTCATATCACCCCCACTGTTCAGCCATAGCATTTGCCAAGCCCTGATAAGTTATACTGCGTTTCTTCCACCTGTCTACACTGGGCGGCATTAGGTGGACTTCTGCCACTGCATCCGCCGCTGTCATGTCGCTTGTAGGTTTTAGGGGTTCAAGACCCCTAGTCCAGAAGCAGGTGCGTTTCTTCGCTGCATCCCCAAACTGCCAAGGCTGAACGGTGAAGTCAGGCCCACGCCCGACTATCTCCCTTGCATGAGAGTGCATTACTGGATTCTCAACAGCGACACGCTCAGAATTGGCATCCAGGCATTCCAGGAAGAATTGTGCTGCATCCCTCATATCCCCCCATAAGTTGCGTTCATGCAGCCATCTGACCCCAGAGTTACAAAGTCGGGTGCATGGCGGGTGAGCTATGACTAAATCCCACTCATCCCTCAGAACCGCTCTAACGTCTCCCTGAATGTGCGGGCCTTCCCTCTCCGTAGGTAGTAGGTCACAACTAACAGCGTCATGACCCCTACGGATGAAAGCATCCCTGACAATTCCAGAGAACTCGCAGGCAACTAATACCTTCACGCTGAACACTCAATCATGGTGTCGGTGATTGTCACCTCTAAGGGCTTTTCATAGTTCATAATGCGGTCAATCAGTCTCATGGGCATTTCTATAAATTCGGCGAAGTCATCCCCTCCTAACCATGTATCCTCGCCCCATCCCTCAGCGTAGCAGGGGTTCTGCTTCTCATTGTTCGCAGGCATGAGATAGACCCCCGCATCCTTGACCAACCAAACACCACGCCGCTCTGACGGCCCCTGACCGTATGGCAACTGGCAGTTATCCTTTAAGGACGTTTTGACCACCGCCCGCAACTCTTTACCGCTAAATGTAAATTTCATGGTTACCCCCATAGATTAAAAAAATCTGCTGTCACTAATGCAATGAGACAGGCCATCAGCAAGGTGCTGAAAATCATCTCCCAAATGAACCTCAGGTTCGCCTTAACCTTTTGTTTTAGCTTATAAATCATGATATATTCTCCTTTGTGCTTTGGTACTTAGGTTCCGATAGTACAGGGGAGGTGAGGGGTTTTCCGTTGTGGGTTTGCCCTCTGATTTCCTCCCCGCTGTTCTTTAACAATTAGGCCGCTTCCTGTTTGTCCTGCCAGTCATAGACTATCTGCTCGCCCAGAATGTAGGCGTACATATTGACCACCTGCTCAGGCTCAGAGAAGTCAGTAAAGACCTCTCCGAAGTTGTCTAGCTCGTAATCCTTAACAAATTGGATAACGTTAAAGACCTCCTCGCCTAGCCATTTGGTCGCATGATGCCTCCCGATGATGTAATAGTCCGCATTGAAGGCGTGATGGTGTAAATCATCCCAGTTATCGCGAACCCACTCTGAACCCTGCTCTGAGATAAAGTCGGTAAAGTGTTCTGTCAGTTCTGCTAGTTTGTAGTTCATTGTCTGGCCTCCTCAATAACAACGTCAATTTCCCAGATTACCTTGCCCACGTTGGAGCCGTACTCTTCTCGCAGTTCGTCTAGCCGCTCATCCAAATCCTTGTTGAATTTCTGGCGGTATAGTTTTTTAGCTATTTGCTGATAAAGGTTTTCGGACTGTTTCATTATTCAACTCCCACGATTGTTATCACTGATTCGGCAATGACCCAGTTGATGCCATTGCTCAGGTTGTACTTGTTCATTTTACGGTTGCACAGGTCTAAGGTTGCCCCTCTGTCGGTTGCAGACACTTTGCGTTTACCTTCAGGATTGAGGCGTAGCACTACTGAATCCTCGCCATACTCAATGTCATATCTGGCATGGGGAACGAATCCTGCTTTGAGCATTGAAGGGTGGTTCTGAAGCCACGCCCGATTGCATCCCCTGTGAATGGTCAATTGAGTTGAAACTAGGTCTATCACTTGATTATTGCTTGTCATGATTATTCCCCCGTTGCTCTATTGAATGAGATAGCCGATACGCTCACTAAACACAGCCAAACCACTACGGCGGCGGGCAGGTTAAGCGGAGCCATAATAAAGAATACTGGAAGGCTCAGGAGTAAGAACCCAAAGCCAAAGAATGCTTGAATGAGTTGATGTATCATTGTTTAACCCTCTAAAATCGCAGTCCAATCGCCAACAGAAACCGTTTTTTCCCCATAGATAACGGGCAAGGTTTCGGCGAACTGTTCAAATTTCATATCCTGTGCTGCTGCACATAATGCCCACATCAGATTGTTTTCCTGACAGTATCCATAGCAGGCCGCCCAAAGTGGCGTAGTGCTTTCATCAAAGGAAAATTCTTCAAGTGTAGATAGATTGACTGATTTCATGATTTAACCCTCTTCAATTGGTTTCCACAGACGCCCGAAGGCGTTTCGGCCAGTCACCAGCTGGCTCTCTTCAGTGTGGATTAGTCAGAAAAGAACTCAGCCTCATAGTAGTCTGCCAAGTATTTGGCCCGACTGATTGCCTCCTCCTCTGTGTCATATTGACCAACCACCTCAGGATGTCCGGTTAGCTCATCAATAACCCCTGCATCCCACACGAACCATTGGACGTTATCAAATCGGGTATGGATTGCTGCTACTTTAATCTGATGCAGCATAAAGAATTGAGGTTTACTGGCAATCATGCCTGCCTTGTTGGTGTCATTCTTAATCATTATCTAACCCTCTCGTATTCCTTGATGGCCGATACTGCGGCGGCCAGTGAGTTGTATTCATTATCTGTAAACCAATTATCTACAGTGAAGGTTCCCTTCCATTCCTCAATATCAAACATTGTGCGACCAAACCTAACCACCCATTGCTTGTATCCATCTTCCCTCTCATAGGTGAGGTAGACCCTTTTACCTTCTGCAATAACGTGAGACATATAAAACCCTCTGTATTAATTGATGTAGTGAGAACTTACCACATATATCAGACCATGCAAAGAAATCTTTAATCTTTTTTTGATTGCCGCTTCCTTATGGTTTCTTTATAGGGTTGCTTGTATGGGTGCTATATATTCCCTCACTCTTGACTATGGCATTCTGGCCATGGCCAATTCACCATAAAACTACACACAGGAAGTTATCAACACTGTGGATAAGTCTGTGGATAAGTCGGCCTGGGTGCCTGTGGATAACCTGTGGATAAGTGCGGGGCTGTGGATAAGTGGGGGGAGGGGGTCGGCGGCGTTGTAATTATTATAGTAGCCCCCCAATCTTGCAAAAGGCCAATTTTCAAACCCAGCAAAACAACCAATCAAATCAATCATTTACAATATTTGGTATTTTTCACCAATAATTAGTAGAATTGACCAATGAATGATATTGAGACAGACGGCACTGTAACCTCTGAACAACCAAGCGAAGCGCAACCTATTAAACGGAAGAGGGGGAGACCTCGTAAGCCTGATAGGTTAATGACTAGACAACAGTGGGAGGATGAATCCAAAAAGGCCAAGGGACGGCCTAAGGGGATGAGGACTGCCATTAAGAAACTTGAAGAACGCCTTTTATCCGCTAATAGGATTGAAGGAGTTATAGACGCTATCGTTCAAGCTGCCGAAGACCCAGAACATAAGAACCAAGCCGCAGCATGGAAACTTATTATGGATAGGATGGCTCCTCTAAGTCATTATGATAAAACAAAAGGGAATGAAAAGCCAGTCATCCAGATTAACGTATCCTCTATAGACCGCATAGATACTGGCGTTCAGGACATTGAGGGTGAAATAGTAGACTAACTAGGAGTTAAAACCCTATGAGTAAGATATATTCAGAAAGCGATTTGAAAGTTACTTTATTAGAGTTAGAGGGTCGGTTGTTAACCGCAATAGATTGTTTAGCTTATGAGTCTGGTGATGAGGATGCTGGTAACAGTATGAAGTTCTCTCAGGCAGCATTGAATCTTGCTCACACCTTGCAAATATTGAAGTCAATACATAATGAATAGACTTGCTGACCAACTAGCCAAACACGAAGGGGTTAAACGCTTTGCTTATAAATGCCCCGCCGGTAAGTGGACTATAGGAATAGGAAGGAATATAGACGAGGATGGCGGATTAGGACTATCTGACGCTGAAATCTATACCCTATTAACTAATGACATCCGTAGAACCGAAGAAGAATTAAGTAATTCATTCAGATTCTTTAACGATTTAGATAGAGTTCGTAAGGATGCAATGATTAATATTTGCTTCAATATCGGACTACCACGTCTCAGGAGCTTCAGAGAGGCTCTGAGAGAGATGGAAGCAAAGAACTACCCTGAGGCTGCGGTAGAGTTTTTAGACTCTCTATGGGCCTCTCAGGTGGGTCAGAGGGCATTAGACGTTACTTACATGATTCAACATGGAGAATATCCAGATGAAGGGCGTTAATCACTATACAAGAGATGGAACCCTACATAAGGGTGGTACGCATAAAATGCCCAACGGTCAGTTACATTCGGGCAAGACACATACCAAATCTAGTGTTAGGCTGTACCACTACGGTGAGCTAAGTAAAAAAGCTCAAGAGAAAGCACGTTCAAATTGGAGATAATTATGTACGGTTACAAAAAGAAAACCAAAAAGAAGAAAAAGCCAGTTAAGAAGTAATGGCTTACACCAAACCCAAATTAAGGGAAAGGCTGAAAAACAAGATTATGGCTGGCTCCAAAGGGGGCAAGCCTGGTCAGTGGTCAGCCAGAAAAGCCCAACTATTAGCCCAAGAATATAAATCTGCGGGCGGTGGTTACACTGGTAGTAAGACTAAAGCTCAGAAATCCTTAAAGAAATGGACTAAGGAAGAATGGGGTACTAAGTCTGGCAAACCCTCAACTCAGGGAAAGGAAGCTACTGGTGAACGTTATTTACCCAAGAAAGCTAGGGAAAAACTAACTAAGAAAGAATACGCCGCCACTTCAAGGAAGAAGCGCGAAGATACTAAGAAAGGAAAGCAATTTTCTAAACAACCTAAAAAGATAGCCAAGAAGACTTCAAGAGCTAGAAAGTGAATTTAGATATTAATTTGCTAACTTGGCAGCAGGAAGTCTGGAACGACCCCACCCGCTTCAAGGTAGTCGCAGCAGGCCGTAGGACAGGGAAATCCCGTCTTGCGGCTTATTTGCTTCTAGTGAACGCATTACAAGCTGATAGAGGCCACGTCTTCTATGTAGCCCCTACTCAAGGTCAGGCTAGGGATATTATGTGGAATCTCCTCCTAGAACTAGGCGGGGATATGGTTGAAGGCTCACACGTTAATAACTTACAAATTAAATTAATTAACGGCATTACTATTTCGCTAAAGGGTGCTGACAGACCAGAAACTATGCGGGGTGTCTCCCTAGCTTATTTAGTATTAGACGAATACGCAGACATGAAGCCTGACGTTTGGGAGTTGATTTTACGCCCAGCCCTGTCAGACTTAAAGGCTAGTGCTTTGTTCATTGGGACACCAATGGGTAGAAACCATTTCTATGACCTCTACAAACAAGCTGAGTTAGGTGGCGACCCCAATTTCAAAGCATGGCATTACACAAGTTATGACAATAACTTATTAGATAAATCGGAGATTGACCAAGCCAAAATCTCCATGTCCTCCTACGCTTTTAGACAGGAGTTTATGGCATCCTTTGAGGCTAGGGGTTCTGAGATGTTCAAGGAATCCTGGGTCAAGTTTTCTGAAGAAGAACCTGATGGTGATTACTATATAGCTATTGACTTGGCTGGCTTTGAAGAAGTTGGCAAAAAGA